TTTATTATTCGACGACCGGTGCCTGGAGGTAAAATGGAATATTGGAGACTGTCTGATTTAGAAAATTTAAATGTTTAGGAACACATTTTCATAAAGTCATTTTATTTTTTTATTTAACTAATAAAGTATGGAAAGAATTGAACAAATAAATCAACGAATTAGTCAACGAAACACAACAGACACAACTCCTGCATTTTATTTTTCTCCACGACCCGTACCAACTAAATATACAACTTTACCTATTTTGGATCAAATCCAAACATCTAAAACTAAAACAGAATATACAAAACCATATGACGTAGAAAAAGATTATTTACCTGGAAATTCTGCACCTTGGAGCGGATTTGTTGAAAATATAGATATTGAAACTAGATTACGATTGGAACAAGGATATATACCATCTAGTAAAAGTTCATTATATATAAAACCAAATATTCCCAGTGTAAACACTCTTCAACCTTATCCTGGATTATTTGCCAATGCAGTATCGTCTAGTAGTACCCCAACATTTAAACAAAATCGTATTTTTTATAATTCGACAAGTCAAAAAATCAATTATTAAATATATTTAGATAATTAGTTGAACGAATAGCATGGAAGAGAAAAAAGAAATTAAAAAACGCGGTCGTAAACCTAAAGGTGGAAAAATCATAGAAAATAAAATAATTATAGAAGAACCTAAATCTATTTCTCAGAATATTATTTTACATTTAAAATGTTCAATGTTGGATATTGTATCTTCTACTATTTCTATTGATATTGAACCCTATACACATTCAAATTGTCATGGCGAAATTGTGCATGAAGATGAAAATATGCCTATTATTCAAAAACTTAAAAAATTAGCATTGAAATTACACGCAAATGATATGAATATTACAAAGACGGATTGTTTTTGGTGTACCTATAGTTATGATAATTCGCCAATTCACATTCCAAAATGTAAAATTGCAGATACATATCATGTATATGGTTCATTTTGTTGTCCAGAATGTGCAGTAGCCTATTTATTCAAGGAAAAATTAGACGATTCTACTGTATTTGAAAGATACCATCTTCTAAATTATTTATATGGACCTGTATACAATTACACTAAAAATTTTATTCCTGCACCTCCCCCTCATTATTTATTAACTAAATTTGGAGGAACATTGTCCATTCAAGACTTTAGAGCAAGTCTTCAATCCGATAAAGTATTAATGGTTGTCAATAAACCATTATGTGCAGTATACCCAGAATTGATTCAATCGAATAATGAATTTATGATTACAACTGTAAAAAACTCAAAATCGGAACAAAATTATAAATTGTGTCGAAAGAAACAAAATTGAAACAGTTCATTCTAGATTTAGCAACCAATCATGGATTTTATTCCAGTAATCAATGCTACCAAAATATATTCTGATTCAGGAACAGAATATATTGACATAAAAAATATACAATTTACGTATGATTCAACTGATACTATATTTTATAAGAACATTACGATAGATGCAGTTCTTCACAGAACTGAAAATAGTGTATATGTTGAGTTTAACGATACTTCATCCTTATGCCGCACAATTGGATTTAGAAATTTTTACATATTAAACCAGGTATATAAATTTGATCCTACCATTAGCACACGCCCAACATCCACTATACTATTTTCAAAAAAAACGATTGAAGATTTAGACATTTTAGTTGATGCAATCATTGAAGCCTACAACGGAAAAATAAATGTTAGATTAAGTGATTATATTAATTTTAGATTACACAACAATTGTTGTATCACTATTTATTTTAGCTATGTATATGACGAAGATGATAATGAAGGATATATAATAGAACTAATACATGAACAAACAACACTTTACAAACAACAATTCAAGGCATTTGTTGTCGATTTCACCAAATTAATAGAGTAGATTTTATATGCTAAGTATATGAGCAAAAGTACAAAAATGAATCCAGGTGGAGGTGTTTACACAAATCATCCAACAAATAAATTTATAATGTTTACAAGAGGTTCAGGTATAGGTGCAGTTTCTCAATCTGTTTCGCGTGCACGAAATAGATCCGTTACAGATTGTAAATGTAAATTAATATTTAAATGAAAATTAAAATGCACGATCCAAAATTTGCATAGTACTGTCTTTTGCTTTAAATTCTTGTACTAAATAATAGTAAATATTTGTATAAATATAATTATCTGGATATTCGCGACATGTATACAAATCAAAGGCAACATAATTTTTTTCTGGAAATGTATGTACGGATAAATGTGATTCCGATAATAAAAATAAAAACGTACATCCAATTGGTGTAAAAACATGTTGACATTCTTGAAGAATTTCAAAATTATGAAGTTTGCAAATAGTTCGTGATATTTCTTTCATTTGATCCATATTGTTCAACAATTCTTTATTTTCGATATTTTTAAAATCGCAAATTAAATGCTTTCCAGAAAAAGTAGATTGATTAAACATACTATGTTATAAAATTTTATATTTATATTATTTTTTAAGAAGATGCTCCACGAATCCCATTAAATTCAACCATTCCTGCATTCGTATAAGCTCCCATATTGGGCAAAAGTATCCAATCACCAACTTCTATATCACTAGGAATTAATTGTTTACCAATTGTATCATAACTATCACATGTTGGTCCAAAGATAACCGATGTTTTATAATTATGAATCGTATCTACCTTCCCATTATCTATACAATGTACTAAATTTGGCATAACCCAATGATCACGATGAAAACAATTGAGTTCATGATATACACCATTATCTATGAATATGCCTTTGGAAGTTTTTGCAATCACTTGTACAAATAAATGATGAGATGGTTCTGAAAAATATCTTCCAGGTTCTGCAATCATTGTATAAGGTAAATCCTTTGTCCATCCTACTGCATCCGTTAAATCTGTATTGTATAAAAATCCGCCACCAATATTCAATATTAATTTTTCATCTGTGAATAATTCAATATAGTTTAATGTCGGCAGTGCATTCACATAATATGCATTTTTAAATGCCTCTTTTCTTGAAAATGTTCCACCTGAGCCAATGTGAAAAGATACACCTTTTATTGGATAATTATATTTATTGGCTAGATTTACAATATCATACGCTTCTAATCTACTTGCCCCAAATTTAGAATTCAGATTAATATTTGCAATCGTTATACCACTATTCATTCGAATCAAAATGGGACATTTTATATTATTCTTGTGTAGTAACTCTAATTCACATAAGGAATCAATCACTTTTATATTGAATTGAAGATCATTATTTATTTCATGTGGAATTGTATGCGGATTTGTATAAATTGTATTTTCCATATTTGTATATGTTAATGCAGTAGTTGATTCTTTTAAGGAAGCAACATCTAATCCTATCTGAAAATCTTCATTGGTTGACTTATAATTGACCAAATCATTTAACATATACGGCAACGGGTTTGATTTTACTGCATAATAGGGTTTTATCCATGGAATTAGTTTAGACCATTTGTTAGCTTGTTGTATTAATGCAGGTTTGTCATAAACCCATCGTGAATTCAAGTTATTTGAAATATGATTTAATGCAATATTCACACCCAATACCGATGTATATATTTTCATATTGTGATATAACATATTTGTTTAATATATTTAAATATATTGAACAAAGAATTAATTGTAAAATGATTCAAACTACTACGTTTCCGTACAGTCGAATCATTTTACAATGGGCGTTTTTGAATTTCGAATAGACGAATAATTTCTCTACACGGTGTGTAGTAATAGTCGGATCTTTAAAACGAGTTTTAGTACTTTGACAGGCACTTCGATACCGGTTCAAATTCCAGATTTCAATAAAATCATCAGGTGCACTTAACTCTGAAATAACTACAAAATTGTGCTCACTCCATTTACGCATCGTTTCCCAAAATAAATCACTATCAAATTTATCATAATGTTTAACTTCTCTTCTGTATCGTATAGGAAATTTAACTTGGCGATAGGGAGGATCACAATAAATAAACGAATGTACCGGATTCATATCTTGGTACATTTGATTTGTAAAGGTAACCTTCTGTATTTGCGGACTTATACGGGTCAAACTTGTTTTCATTTCTTTACAAAAATCCTCTTTTTTTCCATTTACATATTTAGGAGCAAATGCACCAAAATATCGCCCGCCAAAACTGAGGCCAAACCCTATAAACGATTTTAATGCAGACGGGCTTGGAATTTGTTTTGCTTTATTATATTCTTCTTCTGATACATGATCAGGATATACAAGTGTTTTGTCGCGAACTTCGCACCACATTTGTATCAAATCTTGATGATAATCATTTGCAACAACCGGTACAGATAAATCTGTCATATTTTTTAAAACACCAAGAGATCCACAAAACGGTTCTATATAGTGGGTTAATCCATTTGTTTGTTCCCATAAATCTTTTAATACAATAGCAATATGTTTTCCAAGTCTTTGTTTTCCTCCCAAATATTTCATATTGTTTAACGAAACAAAATAAAATTGGTTATTTTACATAAATAAATAGAATTAAAGTAAACTTGTGTAGTTAACTAATATGGGTATACCAAGTTATTTTTTTCAATTGATGAAACGACACAAGCAGATCATTTCTCAATTGAATTCTGTAAAAGTAGATAATTTATATTTAGATAGCAATTCTATTATTTATGATGCAGTACATTCTATGCCTCAAATTGCTTCTAAATATGATTTTGAAACCGAATTAATTGTACGTGTATGTAATAAAATTCTTTATTATTTAGAAATTATAAAACCATCTCGTGTATTTGTTGCATTTGATGGTGTACCTCCTATGGCAAAAATGAAACAACAGAGAGAACGTAGATACAAAGGATGGTTAACAAGTCAATGGTTAAATGAAAAAAAACCATGGGACACTGTACAAATTACTCCTGGAACACCCTTTATGAAACGACTTGATACAGAATTAATGAAATTTTTTGAATCTTATCGTAGTAAGTATGATGAATTTTATTTATCCACTAGTAATGAATTTGGTGAAGGAGAACATAAGTTATTTTCATTTATTCGTGATCATCCAGATAAACATTTAAATCAACATACTATGATTTATGGTCTAGATTCAGACCTAATTATTTTGTCATTGAATCATTTACAAATTTGTAGCAAAATTAGTTTATTACGCGAAGCTCCTGCATTCATGATAAAAGATAAAGAAACTCTACATCAATTGAATATAAATCAATTATCAGATTGTATAACTGAAACTATGGGAAAAGATAGATTACAAGATTACATTTTTATGACATTATTGTTAGGTAACGATTTTATGCCACATTTTCCTGCACTGAATCTTAGAACTACCGGAATGGATACATTACTAACTACCTATACAGAAATGAAAGAAATGCCAATGGTAGACGAAACAGGAATTCAATGGAATATCGTAAAGAAATTTATTCATGCATTAAGTGTAAAAGAACAAACTTTATTTAACAATGAACAAAATTTTAGAAATAAAAGAAATACAGACAATACTACATTAGAAAAACGTGTTAATAATTTACCAATGTTAAAACGGGAAAAAGAATATATTATTTGTCCATCTAAACCAGAATGGCAAAAAAGATATTATGCACAATTATTTCCAGTTTCTGTCGATGTATCCAATGTATGTAAAAATTACATAGAAATGTTAGAATGGAACATGGTATACTATACCAAAGGATGTAGTAATTGGTCTATGTATTACACCTATGCATACCCGCCATTATTGGAAGATTTAGTACAGTATATTCCTGAAACACAAACATTGGAAACCGATCGTACTGTGTTAACATCGAGTGAATTGTTAGAATTTGTTTTGCCGAATGCATTACTCCATTATATGGACAATGAACAAACTAAAGAACCTAAAAAAAGCAAAGAACCTACCTTAATTTGGTCGTATTGTACTTATTTGTGGGAAGCTCATGTACAGTATTAATTTAGAAAGTTAGTTTACAACATATTGTAAAATATTACGCGAATATTATGTTTTGTATTGTATATTTTTAATTTTTAAAATAATCTTAATATATGGATTATAAAGCTATTCAAGCCATGAGCAGAAAAATGAACCCAGATGCACGAGTATATCCTCCCCCCCCCTCAAATGGGACTCCATCACTAAAAACATATTATGATCAGGGCCCAGCAGATTCACAAAAAATACCAAAAAAAACAATAGAAAAAGATAAAGATCCTTTAGAAGAAAAACGGCTTAATACACCAAGTCGAACTTTTGATGAAATTGTGGATCAATATAACAAACAACAACAACAACAACCACAACAACAACCACAAACACAAACACAAACACTACAAGAAACAGCTATTTCTGATTTTTTAGACACAAACGACAACTATATACAATATAATGGAGGGGAAATACCTGGTAATTCAATAATCGCAACAATAAATAGAGATAATACCATTAACACAGATATAAAAACACAAGTTTTTTCTACATTTTCACCGTATCATATGGGAAATAAAATAGTTGCAATTAAAAAAACAAATGGTGGAAAAAAACGTTCACAAAAACGTTCACAAAAACGTAAACGTAATAAAAAATCAAAATTAAAATCAAAGAGAAGATAAAAAATAAATCATTTTAGATTTACTATTTCATCCTGCTTTTATGTTCCTATTCATCTCTATGTTTCAATTGAATCCGATTCTTTTGTTGCATCTTTTAAAAATTAGAACAAATCAATATTAATCCATAAATTGTACGATATGTTCTAAGAGATATTTTGAAATGTCATTTGGTGTTGAAGTTGTATATCGCGGCATTAATATATAGGTAACTGAGTTACATAACATATACGGATGTTTTTGATCATCCATAAATAATAGTTTGGAATTGTCGGGATATCTTGTACAATTCCAAAAATCTTGAATACATTTAGATTCTTGTTTACGTTTAGGTTCATATTTCTTTGCATAAATAATTTTATCAAACAATTCACAATTTATTTTTTCATGTAAATATAATTTAATATACTGAATCCAAACCGGATGTCCTTGATTATTCGTAAACATAACAACCTTACAATTTTTAGTTTTTCTATATTTTATATATTCTAGTATTAATAAAATGTTAGGTTGTAAATAGATCGGATTGATATCCAATAAATATTTGAATTGTGGATAAGATAATTTTTTAGTAAATTTGTTATAATACTGTGAAAATTCAGAAAATGCACCCAACGTTTCATCCACGTCAAATACAATTATGTTCATTCTTTTTATAGAGAGAAGAAGTATATTTTGAATTCAACTTTAAAATATACCATTTAATATATGTCAAACAATTTAGTACCAATTCTATTTTTTGGATCTTTTATTTTGATTATATTTGCAGCTGTAGTTGTTTTGGCGTTTCCAAAATTAAATCCGTTTGAAATGCGAGGAGGAGGTTGTGGTTGTAAAAATAACAAATTTATTATATGGGCTACAGGACTACTTGGTTTTGTAATATTAATGTATTTTTTAAATACAAAAAGTATATAACTATATAGTATGGAACTTGTATTTACTATTATTATAATTGTTAGCATACTATTATTTTTAATTTTTGGTATTCCAACAATTTATGATTGGATGGTATATCGAGGAAATCATTTAAGTTTTATTGATCCCCAACGACGTACTGCAGCATTTAGAGGCGGAGGAAATTTAGATCCAAAATCACTCTATACATTATTTGGTGTATTTTTTGTTATGTTTATGGTATTATTTGTAATTAAAGGTATATACGGTTAAATACGTTTTAAACATATATTTAGACGTATTATAATGAATTACAAATATTCTCAAACATGGTTTTTACATTCAGAAATTAAAGATTTGTTGAAACATCATATTAATAATTCAACTGAAAATATAATGTTAGAAATTGGTTGTTTTGAAGGATTATCAAGTGTTTTTTTTGCTGACAACTTTCTTAATTTTCAAAGTTCAAGATTAATTTGTGTAGACCCATTTTCTACTATTTCAACAAATGATCATAGTCAATATTTACAAAATAATGAAGAACTGAATTTTAATTATAATATTTCAAATTGTAAAAATTCTGATAAAATAATAGTACACAAAATTACATCGGACAAATTTTTTGAAACGAATAATAAAGATTATAATTTTATATATATTGATGGTTGCCATGATCCTGAATTTATTAAAAGAGATATGGAAAACTCATTTGCTGTTTTAAAACAAAATGGTATAATGTGGATGGATGATTATTGTGGAGGAGATGGTATTCAAATAAAAAATGCAATGAATGAATTTCTAGATAAATATAATAGTCAATATGAAATAATTCACAATGGTTATCAATTAGCTATAAAAAAATATTAATCTAACTTACATTCTATTTTTGGCATACAAATATGCTTTGAAAATACATCTTTATTTATATTACTTACTAGTTGTGTATACGTATCTGTTTCATATTCATTTTCATACCATGTAGGATGATTATGTTGCCATTGTTTAATATATTCTTGTTGTATTGTAGTTGCCGTATCATTTAATGTATCATACACTTTTACAACATTATGTTCCCAAACATTTTGATTTTTGATACATATTTTTTTACGTTTTACATCTAAACAATGTATTGGGCGTTTATAAATACCAATCGTATACAATTCTGCACAAATCATTTGAGCGATATCATCTATATTATTCATATCATGAATATTCAATGTATTTATAAAATCACTCCAATTTAGTGCATCTTTACATGTGTCGTTTAGAAATATATTCAAATTAAATCGTTGATTTCCTAATTTAGGAATTAATTCATTAATTTGTTTTTGTTGCGTATCAATTTGTTCTTGTTGTTTTAAAATAATTTGTTTTAAATCAACGTCCCCTGTATCCTTAAGATGTTTTTTTGTAGAAATGTGTCGTGTCCAATCTCCTTTCTTTTTACATGAAAAATTACATTTGGAACATGTAAACATAATAATATAGAATATATTCTATATCATTTATATTTTTTTATAATAGTATATTATGTCTCCTGCATTAGATCGTATCTTTGGAATTACAAATACAACTCCATCTAAAAAACGTAATAAACCATCTGATTGCACCAAAGTCGGATATCGTATTTGTAGAAAAAAGAACAATACAGATTGTAGATGGGTTTATGGATCAAAACGTAAACAAAAAACATTGGTTAAAAAGAGACATTGTCGGACTCGTAAAAATCAGCCTCGTTAATTCATAATATAAAATAATTTATTATATTATGAGTATAAATTTTGGTTCTAATTCTGATGATCATTTAGAACTAGGAGAGCATAAATCCGATGATTCTTCTACTGAATCTCAAAATGGTTGGTCTGACGATATTGAATCATTACTAAAAGACATGGAATATAACGCTGGTATTTTATCCCAAATTCACAAAACTAATTATCTTGTTTTGCACGAATACATTAAATATTTTAAATTACCCATTATTGTATTATCCAGTGTTAATTCTATTTTTTCAGTTGGTCTAAGTACTTATTTAGATCAATCATTAGTATCCAGTATCAACTGTTTAATTTCACTCATTTGTGGTATTATAACTAGTATTGAACTTTATTTGGGATTACAGAAAAAAATAGAAAATGAATTATTATCTTATCGCGATTATTATCTATTAAGTATAAAAATAAACAATTGTTTGAAATTAAAACGCGAGCATCGAACTGAACCAAATGGTCAATTGTTTTTAACAGATATTACAAATGAATATACTGGATTATTTGAATCGTCCGAAATACATTCACAAAATTTCAGAGATCGTTTAATATCGATCGATATAACTAAAACTAAAAATAAATTATTACTATCTCCTTAATAGGAAGCAATCATATATTGTGCAATCATAAGTTGACTTTCTATAATTTGTTTAGTAGACATTCTTGCAAACCAATTATATTTTGTACGTTTCAATACTTCATCTTGTGGTATATAAATACCATACAATGATGACATTGGATAAGGTATCGGAGTCGTTCCTAATAATTCATCAATTGTAACTGGTTCTCCTGATATTTTTTTAACACCAATATATTTTCCATCTACAATAGTGACATTACGATTACACCATAAATTTACATTTCCTATAAAATCAGATTGTCCAGATTTATCTAAAAATAAATATTCTTGGTATTCTACACATTGTTTCATCCATAAACTTTTCTTTTTACATCCCATCATATTTACATTTGGAAAATAGGTAAGCTGATCATGTGTAATACCATGATTTACATCTTGAATTACAAACATTCCTTTATCATATAAATTTGATTTGTATAAATCGTATAAATCATGAATGCACAAAAAGGAAGGCGGTACCAGAAACCCTCCATAATTATATAATAACATACTTAAACCTAATTGTCTGTAATGATCTTTATTAGGTTGCGAAATATCATGTATATTTACATTCCATTCTAACAACGAATCAAATACATCATCGTTAATCAAACATACATTAAATGAATCTTTACATTTATCATATATACTTTTCATTGTAATTTGAAGATAGGGTTGATTTACTTTCATTTGATTTCTAGAATAAAAAGATTCCCAGTTTCGTGCATTAATATCTGGCGGGCTATAAATCCATAAAATAGGTTTATTTCTTTTCATTTTATCACCAATAAAATATTCAGATACCATACTGTAATGATTGTGACTTTCAAACATATCTTCTGAATTTTTGTAAGACGAATAGATATATTTTGATATTAAGGAAAATATAATAATTAGAATAAGTTGAGTATAATCCATATATTTACTACAGCTAAATTTATTTTAGACATATACATTATATGTCTAAAAGAACAACTTTACCTTGGTATATATTATTATTAATTGTAATATTATGCGGAGTTATCTTCCTTTCTACTCGTGAAGGATTTACAACAAATGCTTCCAGTTTCAAAAATGATATTAAAACAAATGGAAATGCACTTGTATTATTTTTCAGCAATAATTGTGGATATTGTAAAGATTTAAAACCTGAATGGGAAAATGCAGTTTCTCAATTAGATTCTAAATATATAGCTTCTCTAGACTGTTCTCCTTCGGCTGCAGGAACTGTAGATCCCGAAGTAACTGCAATAATGAAAGAATACAATATAACTGGGTTTCCTACAATGTTATATTTCAACAATGGAATAGTACAGGAAACATATAGTGGTGAACGTACCTCGGCAGCCATTGTTGCATATATAAAAGATAAAAATCAAATAGAAAGCGAGAAACCAGTTAACAAAACAGAAAATAATTATTCCGTATTCTAATCAACCGATAATACAATATTTTCAGAATCAAATAATTCTGCATTTACCTCAGAAACATCTACAATATTCTTAACTCCGATAAGTTCACCTTCTTTATTTAATGTTTGTGTAAGTTTGTTACCAGTTGAATTTGCCTTTTCTATATTTTCTTCCATTGCCTTTTTCTTACTTTCCTTAACTCGTTTATTGAAATAATCCTTTGCGTTTTCTTCATTTGCCTTCTTATTTGACATAAGCTCATTCAACTGAGCTTCTAAAAATTCAACCTTACCTGTACGGTATGCATCCGGTTCCCACGGCATCCATACTCCTACAGGTCCAACATAAACATCAAAATAGGGATCATTTTCGCGTAGCATCTTAGCACGTACTTCGGCTTCTTCCTGTGAAGGATATACTCCTCTAATTTTCAAACCACGTGTGTTCGTTTGAAAATTGTTTTGCTTACTGTATTCTAATTCTAGTGTGTCTAAATTCTTATCCAAGAAATTCTTGTAATCATCTGCAACCGAATTTGAATTAAGCAGTTCACTTTCCTCCTTACAAAATTCAGTAAGATCAGATGTTACTTGTTCTGTATCCAAATTATATTTATATGCCAAAAAAGCAGTAAACTTTGCGTATTTTTCTACAGATTTTGTCATGTCCCATGTCTTTACAAATTGTTCAAATTGAAATTGCTCTCTGGATTTAATAATATTTTCTGGAGAAACAAAGGACACACATACAAATTTTTGTTGTGCGATTGGTTTATCTTCTTCCAATAAATCAACTATTTTAGACATACCTTCATAAAAGTTGTCTATTTAAGTTTTATTTACATTATATTTTTTTCTATTCAATTATTATAATGTTTGATTTAGGAGAATTAGTCAAAAGAGCTATTAAGTATTTAGTAGAAGGTTTAATGGTTGCAATTGCTGCCTATGTTATTCCAAAAGGCAAAGGTCTTTCCTTAGAAGAAGTTGCGCTTATTGCCCTTACTGCTGCAGCAACCTTTTCTATCCTAGATACATACATTCCAAGCATGGGTGTAACTGCTCGTACTGGTGCAGGATTTGGTATTGGTGCAAATCTAGTTGGATTCCCCCGTTAAACTATTTGGATAAAGATGAGTTATATTTAATTGTCGTTATATACAATGACAATTAAATATGGAGAACTTAAAATTCTCAATCAACAAACCAAATTAGAAAGAGTAGTAGGTTGGATAACGAATAAAGAATATGAAAAACCCAACTATGTATTTTTATTTGAAGATGGAGAAATTTGTGATACAGAACAAGTAGTTGATTTTTATTATAAATTTTTAGATAGTTTTGCTTCTCCTGTACCTGTCTATTTTGAAAAGTCTACTCCACATTTACAAATCTATTTTAATAATAAACTCAAAAATCTTGATGAACTATTTGCTGGTTACCCAAAATATAAATCGGATATGACTATAGTATCAAAATATAATTGTATTTATAGTTGTAAATCATCGCCAGATAAATTTGGATTAGTACGTATAAATTCGACTGGAATGCCTCATTACCAGTTTGCATATGACAGTGATGAATTTACAAAAGAAGAAATTGTTTATTTAATTCATCGTATTTTGTCCAGATAAAAATTGAGTTTTTATTTATATTTATAACTACCTACAAATGGGTCAGTGTTTATCTTGCTATTCATATGTTTCATGTATTACTTGTAGTGATGTTTCATTACAAGTAGTTATCAAATTGCCACACGGTCACAAAGGTATTATACATCATAACGGAGTATTTTTACCGATGGAGTCGATACAAGATTGGGTTCAAGAAATATATAATTCAAATTGGGAAGGATGGGCTGCATATAATGATGAAACCGATATATCTACTATAAAATCTAAAGGACATTGTAAAGGCATTGTATCGTGGAATTCAAATAAAATTGGTTGGTTAATTCATTCTGTACCTAATTTTCCAACTGAAATAACACCTACTTCTATTTCACCTATTCTTCCGTCGGAATTAATGTATGGACAATCCTTTGTTTACATAGAAATGAACTATTCACATGAACGACTTCAAACTATTTTTAAACAGATAAATTGGATGAATGCAAATATTTATTTACAACATAATTTTCCTTTACCCGATTCCTATTCTAATAAAATCGAAATTAAAAAAATGAAGATTTCGCCAACAATTACACATCATTCTAAACCAGCACAATATATTGTTGATATTTATGGAGATCATTTATGTAATTTAGACTCATCCAAATGGTACGTAGAAACGTGGCGACGTGGATCGCCTATAAATAAAATAACATCTAATCTCTATGACGTGAATAAATTGTGTTGGAATGGATTATATTTCAAAGAATCACAAGATCATTCTAAATGGGCCGTATGCAGTAAATATGTATGGATAGGGGATTTAAATCGTATGGATTCTCAAAAAAAACGTGGAGGAGGAGGTGTGTTAATTTGTAATCCTAAATTAGTAAAAGCGTTTAAATCTCTCATTGTTAGTTAGTAATTTTATTTTTTTAATTAACGCGCCAATGATTTTCACAATCGATACACGTAACAAAGGATGTCATTGGTTCATCTGCAGAACGAATTTGCATCTGATAGTAAGAACAATTTTTACTATCACATTTATAACATTTGAATGATGTAGTATTTGCTGTTAATTTACTAGTTAACATGGATTCGGCAATTTTTTGCTGTTTTTCAATAATTGTTTTCCATTTTTCAGGATTAAATTCTTGATGTGTCATATAAGCAATTTTTGTTGGGTCTTGTTCTATAAGTTCTTTTGCATATTCTGTTTTTAAATTAGCAAGTAACGTTTTAAATTTAGATATATATATTTCTACAAAAAATGGATTCGTCCATTTTTTTATAATTTTACGATTTGTACATTCTTGTATTGTATAATTGTACATTCCGTTTTCAATCACTGCAGTATACTGATCATTCAACACTAATTTATTCAATTCTACCCGAATCGTATCGCGAAATAGAGTAGGATTCTCTACAATACGCATAGTTATATACTATGCAATCTACTGTTTCTAAATCAATTTTTCTTATTCATCATCTGATACTACAAAACCATCTTTAACATACCCTTCTTTTGTCAGATTTAATCCAGTCGTATCTTCTTCCGAAACGTCTGAATCTGAATTTATATCTTCAAATCCGCCCATTAACTCTTCATATATTTTTTCCCATTCAACTATAGTAAGAGTTTCTTGTGGATTTACAAGCAAACATTTCCCGTAAAATATTTTATTATCCACTGGTGGAGGGAAATCATATTTTACTATTTTGGACGATTCTTTTTGCTTTGTACGTCCATACAAATAAATCGTCTTTCCATTTATTTTCCAAATACATTTGCGCTTTCCGTAATCAGCAACATCCACATCTTTAATCTCCTTCAATGTGCCTTTGCGATCAATAAGAATATACATAACTTGTAGTATGCTGCTATATTTAAATATTTTCAATTTTTATTATAATAAAAATTGAAACGTTTTTACCCAATTTGGATTTGTATTCTGGATCGATCTATCAAACATGGCAAATACTTGGAACTCGGGCGAAATTATTTACGACAAGGATGAAAATTATCAGGTCATTACACTTGAATATGGCGGGACATCAGTTCGTGCTCTGATTCCAGAAGATGCAGAAACTGATAATCCGATTGCTATAATTATGCCTGTATTTGGACGCGGCGACTGGGTATGGTTTGATCCTACTTATCTCTTTACGGCCAAGTCTATGATTCCGACAATCCTCAACAAGTGGGCGAACTACAAGGGAGCAACAGAAGAAGAAACAAAACAGGTTCAAGCGCTTTTGGTGTTTTATGCAGAACGGGCGCGAGGAATTATGAAGAATCTGTAAGGTAAGAGGGTAAAGGGGGTAAAGAGGGTAAAGGGGTTGTGGGTTTTACTTTTTCTTTTTGTAACATAATACATGTTAATTTATATTGTTTTATTTTTTCTTCTCTTTCTTTCTGATACTCTTCAAACCGTTGTCTAGTATCATCGCATGCAATTTTATATGCAGGTGGATGAGTTATATCATAATGATCTGCATAGGCTTTATCCATACTAATAATAAATATTATTTTAAATTGAAAATGATTTAGAATTCTTTTCTAAACAATTATCATGTCAATTTCCATATGTAATACATGGGAAGTTGGTCATATATTTGAATGTACAACAAGTTATGATGTAACCGTTTCAACCGTTAATGGAATACTTGTTCGTTGTTTAACTAAAGTGGACGATATTCTACCATGTGCAGTTATTTATCACATAAAAAATAACGGTGATTGGATATTATTTGATGACTCTATTAAGAAAGAAGATCGTATTGGGATTCCACGTGTTCTTAACGATTTAAATTTAGATATAGAACCGCGTCTTTTTATAAATGCAAAAAAGGTAGCCCAAACTATTATGTACCAACTTCAATCTTTTTAAAAAATTGATTAAAAAATAAATAAAGTAATACTGGATAAAATGGCGTATACTGTTATTACAAAAGAAGGAAAGAATAAATTGTATGTAGTTGCTTATCGTCACATACCTATGTTTGAAATAGGAGTTAAAGTACCTGATTATGCTTATTATGTACAATATGTAGATAAAAAACAACAGATTTTTGATACGAGTTTAAACCCACCTAAAATGATTACATTTGGAAATGTTATGGAATTGGAAGAAGAAAAAATAAAGGCAATTTCAGATACGATTACAATAATAGAAAAAATTATGTCGGAAATTTAACGTCTAGATTTCCTCGATTTTCTACTTTTTTTAGATTTACGACGAGATTTTCTGCCGCCTGAAAATTGTAATTGTGTTCGTCGATCTATAACATTTAAAATAATTTTGGCTAATATCACATTTGGCGATGAACCACTTTCTTGTGTTAAAAATGGTTGTAAATTTGTATCACTTTTATCGCTATATATACTAGACATACCAACAATATTTCTTTGTTTTCTTTGTCTTTTTGCAAAATCCTTAATATAAAGAGTTAAAATACCGTAATCACACACAATATTTTCATCAATTTCTATGTTTTGTATCAAAAATTCTTCAAATTCATCTAAATTTTCTTCGTTTACACGTTCGCGTATACGTATTGAACGTTTTGGATCAAACATATTATAATATTTATTAACTACTTCCATACTATAAAAAAAGATTATAAATTTTAAACATTAATATATTGCGAATCTACGACATACCTTGTTCCATTATAAGTAAACGCAACCGACCCCGACAATTTATTGAAGAACTCCATACAGACATTTGATTCCATTTGTAAAAACTTTACATATGCAATATTTTGTTCTTCAAAACTACACTCTTTCACACATTCTACTCCAAACAAATCTTTCAGTGCATCGCGCACATTATTGATATCCGTAGAACGAACAATGACGGGCGGAAGTTGAATTAGGCGAGACATTTAAATACTTTCTAAACTTTGTTTAATATATTTCAATTTTAAATAGAATATACGAAAAATCGTGCACCATTATATTTAAAAACAATTGGACGATTCGACGATAATGATCTTACTATTTTTTGTATTTGTTTAGTTGATTTTACTGGTTTAAAATAAACTCGTGCGCTAGTATTAGATTGATATATATAATGGTCTATATAATCTTGCTGAAATATATAGTTTAATGAATTGTAGACATTTTGAATATTGGTGGATTCAACCATAATTGGCGGAATTTGAAAAAGATCCATGATATTATCTATAAAATATTTGTTTCAATTGTAATTAAATAGTATATTCTATCAATAACTATGGGAAACCAGAATACTAAAAAAGTAAGTTTTCAAGATATACAATATGCACAAACCAATGAACGTATCTTAATTATTAATACTTTACCTGAAAGCGAACAAACTATTTTAATTTATAAAACTGTACCTATTTGTAATGAAATTGTAGAAGTTGAAAAAGCAATCAAACAAAAAAATAATATTATAATTTACGGTAAACATAGTAATGATGAAACGATTTACTTGAAATATACACAAATTACAAAATTAGGTGGTTCGGTTTACGTATATATAGGTGGATTATTTGAATGGTTATTATTACAAGACATCTACGGAAAGGAATTATTCAAAACAACAACAAATACTATAGACATTTTAAAATTTAAACCAAACAATATATTAAATACAAATTATATTACGTATTAAGTATATGGTAGGTGGATTATTAAATTTAGTTGCCGTAGGAAATCAAAATATCATTTTAAATGGAAATCCACAAAAAACATATTGGTCAAGTACCTATAAACGAATCACTAATTTTGGTATGCAGAATTTTAGGCTAGATTATGAAGGATTACGACAACTTGCTCCAACAACAGAAACGAATTATACATTTAAAGTAAAACGATATTCGGAATTGTTAATGGATACCTATTTTGTTATGCAACTTCCAGATATTTATAGTCCTATTTATGCAAATCAAACGTCCAATCAATGGGTTCCATATGAATTCAAATGGATTAAAAATTTAGGGGCAATGATGATCAAATCCATCAAATTTACAATTGGCGGAAATTTAATTCAACAAATGACAGGTACAGATATAGTATTATTAGCAAATCGTGATTTATCTGCAACTCAGAAAAAGAAATGGGATAATATGGTTGGAAATATACCAGAATTATACGATCCAGCGAATGCACTTGGTAGAAATAATCGTTATCCAAATGTTGCTTATAATGCAGGAATTATACCAGAACCATCCATTCGTGGAAGACAATTGAGAGTACCATTACCTGTTTGGTGGGGTTTTACATCACAACAGGCATTCCCACTAGTTGCTCTTCAGTACAATATTTTACAAATTGAAATTACCATACGTCCGTTGCGAGAATTATTTCAAATCAAAAATGTACTCGATTCTGCTAATTTTTATCCAGTAATAGCTCCCAATATGACTATTTTAGAACACCAATTTTATAGATTTATTCAACCTCCTCCTAATGTAGAATTAACATATACTTCATTAAATAATAACTGGAATGAAAATACACATTTATCATGTCAATATTGTTTTTTATCAGAAGAAGAGGCAAAACTGTTTGCTCTACAACCTCAAAAATATTTGGTAAAAGAATATCACCAAACTCTTTTTTCAAATGTTGCAATTGCTGATAAAGTATGGTTACAAAATTCAACAGGATTGGTATTGAATTGGATGTTTTTATTTCAAAGGTCCGATGTAAATTTGCGTAATGAATGGAGTAATTATACAAATTGGGAATACGATTATTTACCAAAACCAATAACATTGTTACCTCAAACTATGAAACGCGGCCTATATACAATTAATGGATATGGCAGTAGTCCATTAGATGGTCGTCCAACTTTACTGTATGGAACTGGAGATTTACATGCAGAAAATCAGAAAAATATTCTATTACAATTTGGTATTACATTTGATGGAACCGTTCGCGAAGAAACTCGAAATGCAAGTATATATCTTCAAGATCAGCAATATTTAGTTAGTGAAGGATATGGATCTGCAGGATTAGATGGATTATATACATATAATTTTGCATTAAAAACGTCACCTTTTATTTTACAACCATCCGGCGCTATAAATTTAAGTAAATTTTCAAAAATAGAATTCGATTTTACAACCATAACTCCCCCACTTGATCCTGATTCTACTTATTTGACCATTTGTGATCCAGAATTAAATCAACAAATTGGTGTAAACAAAGCAGCCTATAAGGTATATATGTACAATTACAATGTATATGTATTAGAAGAACGGTACAATATACTTACATTTTTATCAGGTAATGCAGGAATGATGAATGCACGATAAATTAACAAATTATAATATAAATACATCCCACTCATCCAATTATATGGAAATACCATGGGCAGAAAAATATAGACCGACTAAATTCTCCAATATTGTATTGAATCCATATAATGAATTGCTTTTTAAAAGTATGATTGAACAAGAATATATTCCAAATATGTTGTTTTTTGGACCGCCAGGTACTGGTAAAACAACTACCATTATTAATTTAATTAACATGTATCAAGAAAAAAAACAAGAAATGAATAAAGGGTTGACCATACATTTGAATGCATCGGATGATCGTGGTATCGATATTATACGAAATCAAATTCATTCTTTTGTAAATTCTAAAACATTTTTTAATAATGGATTGAAAATTGTAATTCTAGACGAAGTAGATTCCATGACAAAAAATGCACAACAAGCTCTTATTTATTTAATGAATGATACTTATGAAAATACACGGTTTTTTCTAATTTGTAATTATATTAGCAAAATAGATGAATCACTCCAATCTTTATTTTTGAAAATAAAGTTTAACCATTTACCCAAACAAGACATTTTAATGTTTTTGAAACATGTTTCAGAAAATGAAAAATTAATGTTAACCGATTTACAATTAAATTATATACAAGAATTATTTGGATCTGATATTCGTAGTATGATTAATTATATGCAGACGAATCAAGATAATCAACATTTCAAAATTATACATTCAGATATATGGAAAGATTTACATCAATCCCACGAACCTATGATAAAAATAAATGAAATTAGCCGCGAATACAATATGGATAAAAAACACATTATCAAGGAATATCTATATTATATAATTACACACAATATAGATACGTATGATTTGAATAAATTGAACGAAATTGAATTAGCAATTCATATATCAGATATAAATATTGATTATGTAATTCATTATATTTTCAATTCGTAATAGGATTTATGTTATAAAATTCACAAATTATATGAATTTTATATTACACTTTATTATTTATATAGTGGTATTTTGTATATTAGTAAAAATAAATATGTATCACAAAAACGAAAATAAATGTGATTTTTCATATTATTTCTATATTTTTATAACATATACATGTTTTTATGTA